AAATTTATACATATATGAATATGGATTAGCATTATTAGCTATATTATTACCTCCATCAAAAGCATCATTCAATCTTATAGAACTTTTTTCATAAGCCTCTCCCGGTGCTGTAGATGATGCTGATTTTGTATTAGTAGCAAAATTACTATCTGAAATAGTAGCATTTAAATTATAATTATTAAATCTACCAGATGCATTTTCACTAAAAAGAGGGCATGATACATCAGACCAAGGCAAGATTTTTTTAAGATCTTGCATAATAGGAGTTAAGTCAGAATTAATATTAGATCCAGGAAATTTAAATTTTTTATTAAGTTTATCTTGCATCCATTTATCATAGATATTAGCAGATATATTAGGTACATATACTTTAACCCTACCTCTCTTTTCAGGGTCATTATTTTGTACTACAATACCTAAATATATACTATTATACGATTTCATATGGACTTTTTATCTCGTCAAGTTTATTAATATTAATTAATCCATCTGCTAAATTAATCAATTTGTCTTGATTTGCAATAGACTGCGATACTGGTTTTTGATTTAAAGCAGATTCAATTAAATTTTTATTAGCTACTAGCGCTGTTTCTAATTCAAATTTTGATTTTAATTTAGGATCTAAATTCATTTCCACTATTTGCCTATTACTTAAACCTTTTATTTCATTTAAAGGATCTACAAATCCATTTTTAGCTATTTTAGTAGCTTCAAACCTATTCAATTCTTGAGCATCTAATTTATCTAATAGTGATTTATTTTTATTTTCTAAGTTTAAATTTTGTGATTGAAACGATTTAGATACACTATCAAAAGAGGAAGCTACATTATTAATTTTTCCTTTTAAATCTTGATCAGGTCCTTCAAAAAAACTAGTTAAATCGAAACTTTTTATAGTACTAAATGAAAAAAAAGCTCCTGTTTTTATTGAAGTAAAAACATTTAAACTACCCTGTATTTTATTTAATATATCAGATGCTACTGAAGCTATAGATTTAGTAGTTTTAGCTTTCCTTGATAACGGTGAGAGATTATCAGTAACTGCAGGTACTGTTTCGTTTATACGTTTAGTAAAACTATCTATTTGAGGATTTAAGTTACTCATATAAAATATTTACTTGAAAAACCTATTTTATAAGCTATAATAATCATATGTTAGTATCTCATGAAAGTCCGATTAGTATTTTAAAAGAATCGAGAGATTATAATAATTATGATTATGCATTAGTTCATCTTTTTGAAACGCATCCTGAATATTATAATTTCTTTAAAGATAGTATAAAGATGGGTAGACAAGTTTTACTTGATAATAGTATTTTTGAGTTAGGTAAATCTTTTGATCCGAAAAAATTTGCAAAGTATGTAAAAGAATTAAAACCTAATTTTTATATTGTACCTGATGTATTAGAAGATGGTTATAAAACTATTAAAAGTTTTCACGATTTTGTTAATAAGCATACTGATTTACCTGGTATAAAGATTGGAGTAGTTCAAGGTAAAACGTATGATGAATTAGTTGATTGTTATAAGTATATGTCTGATAATGCAGATTATATTGCTATAAGTTTTGATTATAGTTACTACTTAGTTACCGGTACTGGTAAAACTAAATTGCAGAGATATGCATCAGGTAGATATAAATTTATTAATGATTTAAAAAGAGATGGTATTTGGAATGATTTTAAACCTCATCATTTATTAGGTTGTTCATTAGCTAAAGAATTTTCTTTTTATGATAATGATAGAACTATTAGATCTGTAGATACATCTAATCCGGTAGTAGCAGGTATTAAGGAACTTAGATATAATGGTAATTTAGGTTTAGAAGATAAACCTTCTATTAAACTTGCTGATTTAATCGATCATGAAGTAACAGATAGTGAAATGGAAGATATACAATATAACGTTAACGAATTTAAAGGAATAATTTATGGTAATTAGTTTTACAGGAGCTCAAAGTACAGGTAAGTCGACTTTGTTTGATAGAATGAAGTCTGATGATAGATTTAGGAAGTTTAATTATGTTCCGGAAATAACTAGAAAGTTAAAAGATAGTTATAATTTAAAGATAAATGAAAATGGAGATGATTTGACTCAATTAGCAATATTAAATGCTCATTTAGATAATTTTTTAAAATTTAGGACTACTAATACTATTATGGGTAGATGTATATTAGATGGTTTAGTATATACTACTTATTTATATTATACGAAAAAGGTTAGTTCGGAGGTAGTTAGTTATGCAGAGTTTTTAACTAAAAAAATAATAGATGGGGTTGATATTATATTTTATACTGAAGCAGATATTCCTTTGAAAGATGATGGTGTGAGAAGTAATAATAATGAATTTAGAGATACAATAATAAAATTGTTTGAAGAAGCGATTAAGTTTTACGATTTAAATGTAGTAAGATTAGAAGGATCAGTTGATAATCGTTTAAAAACAATTTATAATACTTTTGATAATTATGGCAAATAAAACATTAGATAACAGTAGAATAAGTAAGCATTTAGGGCAGACTTCTCAGTATAAGAGTTTTTATGACTCTTCATTGCTCGTAAAAGAGCCTCGTAGTAATAATAGAGAATATCTCAATATATTCGATGATGATTTACCTTTTGTAGGATCAGATACATGGAATGCATATGAGTGTTCATTCTTATTAGATAATGGTAGACCGGTAACTGGTGTAGTTAAATGTGTATATCCATGTAGCAGTCAATATATTGTTGAGAGTAAAAGTATAAAACTTTATTTTAATTCATTTAATATGACTAAAATGGGTGCTAATCAAGATGAAGCTATTGAAAATTTTGAAAATACATCAGTTAAAGATTTAAGTAATCTATTAGAAACTGATGTTGAAGTTAAATTTCAATCTGGTGATCGTGTAAATAAAAAATTTGATAGCCCTGAAATGGAATGGGGTATTGATAGTTTTATTAATGTTGATAATTTAGATGACGAAGAAGGTTTTGTTTATACTCAATATACAGAAGATCCAAGCTTGTTAGAAGCTGTTAGACGTGATAGAGATTTAGTGCAAATGTTCTATTCTGGACTTCTAAAAAGTAATTGTCGTGTTACTTCTCAACCTGACTGGGGTGATGTATTTGTTTATATTAAGTCTAAGAATGCTATCGATTATCATAGTTTTAAGAAGTATGTTGTATCATATAGAGATGAGTGTCATTTCCATGAAGAGATTTGTGAATGCTTCTATAAGCGTTTAAAAGATGCTTTTGATCCTTCTGAACTATTAGTAATGTGTTTATATGCTCGAAGAGGTGGTATTGATATTAACCCTGTAAGAGCATCAAGTTATGATTTGATTGAAAAGTATGCAGGTAACTTAATTGATCCAAGAGCGGTGCATATTAAAACTTCAAAACAATAATTTAACTTTTATTATTGCTCAGTAGCTCAGCGGTAGAGCAGGTGACTGTTAATCACTTGGTCGTTGGTTCGATCCCAACCTGAGCAGCCATAATAACCAAAAAAAAGACCCAGCCTTTCGACTGGGTCTTGAAATGTATAAAACAACGAACTTATGCAAAGTACACTGAGTTTGTACCCGGTGTAAATGAGTTCCCAAGTCCTGTACAAATAATAACGTGGTAGTACAAGTTAGCACCGAAGATATTATCTACAACACCATAACGTGTTAATAGACCAACGCGTGGAGCGAAGTCATTCGGGCCAATTGTTCTTTGAACCATAACTGGAATGTATGGGCAGTAGATGATACCAGTGTCGTAAAACTCTGGACCTTTATAACCAAGCAATGCATATTCAACAGCAGTGTTCTGAGCAGCAGAGAAGTCGTTTCCAACTGTCTGACCTTCAGTACGTGTGTCTCTATATACATTGAAACGTCCACCAAGATTACCAATGTTAGCAACACCAACAGGTTGTGTATTAACGTTACCTTGGACTGGTACCCACTGAAATTCAGGGAGCATTTCCATGATAGCGCAAACACGAGGTGTAGCAACGATGAAGTTAGCAGCACCACGGCGATTTCTCACAGCAATACGGTTAGCTTCAACAATTAGTCTTTGATAGAAGTCGCGGTTACGTTCTACAATCCAACGGCCATCAGCTGAAGCAGGTGACCAGATTGAGAATCCAGTTCCTTTACCAGCATTAAGAGCAACTTGAATCATTCTCATCAACATTTCTCTATCGATTTCAGCCTGAATTTCATATGACATTGCATTTGTTAATTCAGTATCGATATCGATACCATTCATGTTTTTAAGATCTTGTTCAAGTTCAACTGACCAGCGAGCGCCTAAGCGTCTTGTACCAGCTTCAACTGCTGTCTTCTCGAAAGAAACTTCCATTGTAGGTATATTTCCTGTGATTTCGAAGTTTCTTAAAAGAGCAGCTACACCATCATCGCCAGCAGCGAATGAGAAGTCAGAGTTACCTGAAAGATAACCTGCAGATGTACCTGTATAAGCAGTCTTTAGTTGCTGGAATCCAGCTTCTGTACCAGCAGCATCTGCAAGAACACCAGCTTGACTTCCTGGCTCATTGCCTCCGGCGAATGAGAAAGAAGAAACAGCACCACCTGCGGTAGTTGCTGTATTGCTGATACCTTTACCATCGATACCAGAACCTAGTGTTTCACCAGAATATCTGTAACGAAGAGCAAATGCTAAACCAACTGGTCCAGCCATTGGTTGAACACCAACGATTTCATTTGTAATTAACTCGGGAAAAGTACGTCTAATCATCGGAATCAAGATCTTTGGAAGACGGAAGTCACCAGTTGCATATGAGTCTGTTCCTGGAGTACCACCAACATTTGTACCAGCACCGATTGAAGAGGCATTACCTAAAGCACCGTTACGTCCAGCAGCATTTGTGGATGTAGGTGAATAGTTAGGTCCAGCTTCTTTCAAGCACCATGTTTCTTGGTTTTCCAACAACATAGCAGTATTCAAACGAGTATGACTATCTTCGATAGCTGCAACTGATTTTGAAGTGTAATCCAATACAGGAGCCCATTTCTCTAAAAGTTGAGCTGCTCTTGATTCATCTATATAAGCCTGTGTAGGTCTAATTGAATTCATAATTGTAATTTTCCTTTATATATCGACCCCAAGGTATAAAACCAGGTAACTCAGGAAAGCCTAAACTTATGTAAAAAAAGTCTTAGTACTTACTTAATTCGTCTAGATAAGGTGAATCTGCGCTTTCAGATACAACTTCTTGTGTAGTAGTATCCTCATAAATAACCCTATCGACGTTATCTCTAGTACTCAAAGCTTCTTCTTTCAATGTCTCGAGCCTGTCTTTTTCTTTCTTATTAAAGAGCTTTAAAGTATAATCAAAATTCTCAGCAATATATTCTGATCCTTTATCTTTCAATACTTTACGCATATATGATTTTGCTCTTTTATCTAAGCCTGCAGTTTTTTGTTCGATGAGTAGATTAGATTTAACTGTATCTAACTCTTCTTTTAATACTGTATTTTCATTTGCGACAGACTCAAGCTTCTTTGAAGCTTCATTAATTTGGTTATGACCATCAATAACTGCTTCTTTAATGCTTTCTTTTTCTAAAGCACTATCAACAGCTAAATGATTTCTCAAACTCTCTAAAATTTTTCTAGCTTTTGTATTTTTCACAGCTTCTTGAACTGACTCAACTGGAATTTTTTCTTCTAGATAAACATCAATATAATCAGAAATACTTTCTACTAATGATGTTTGAAATTTTTCTGCATCTTCATTAAGTTCAGACTCATATTTTTCGATAACCATCTTCAATTTCTCTGTACGATCCTTGTCAATAGCTTCTACAACTCTTTCTAATTTAGCAGTATGGTCAGTATCTATTTTTTCTACTAGCTCTTTAAGCTTCTCTGTGTATAATTCATCTTGCTCATTTAAT